GATGGTGATAGCGGCCCACGTAGAGATACTGATAGATGCACGCTTCGTCTCAATGATAGTACTGTTACATGTTTGCCTTTAGGTGATGGTCAAAAAATAAGAGGTCAAAGAGCAAATGATATTATTGCGGATGAATTTGCTTCAATACCAAGAGAAATTTTTGAAAATGTTGTTGCTGGTTTTGCTGCTGTTAGTTCAGACCCAGTAGAGAATGTAAAAAGAATGGCCGCTAAAAAGAAAGCATCTGAACTTGGTATTACTCTTGAAGAATCTAAGACAGAGCAACGCAAAGACAATCAAATTATTTTATCTGGAACCGCTTATTATGATTTTAATCACTTTGCTACCTACTGGAAGAAATGGCACAATATTGTAAAAAGTCAAGGTAAAATGAATAAGCTTAAAGAAATATTCAATGGAGAAGAACCGCCAGAAGATTTTGATTGGACACAATATTCAATAATTCGTATGCCTTATGAATTATTGCCAAAGGGTTTTATGGATGCAGATCAAGTTGCACGCTCTAAAGCAACTGTTCATACTGGTATTTACCAAATGGAATATGGGGCTTGTTTTACTAGAGACAGTCAGGGCTTCTTCAAAAGATCTTTAGTTGAATCTTGCGTTGTATCTAACAATAATTCAATTAATGATAAATCTGGCAATCCAATACATTTTGAAGCCGCACTAATTGGTAAACCTGATAGAAAATATATCTTCGGTGTTGACCCCGCTTCTGAAGTAGATAATTTCAGTATTGTTGTTTTAGAGTTACATCCAGATCACAGAAGAATAGTTCATTGCTGGACAACAACGAGATCAGAACATAAAGAAAAGGTCAAAAGAGGATATTCATCAGAAACAGATTTTTATGCATATTGTGCAAGAAAAATACGAGACCTAATGAGATTGTTTCCATGCGTACACATTGCTATGGACGCTCAAGGTGGTGGAGTCGCCGTTATGGAATCCTTGCATGATAAAGATAAAATAAAAAGAGATGAATTAGCCATATGGCCTACAATTGATGATGACAAACCAAAAGATACTGATGACGAAAGAGGTCTGCATATCCTTGAGATGTGCCAGTTTGCTAAATACGATTGGCTTGCAGAAGCAAATCATGGTATGCGTAAGGACTTTGAAGATAAAGTATTACTATTCCCATTCTTTGACTCTATTAGTTTAGCAGTATCAGAACATCAAGATAATATAAAGGGAAGATCTTTTGATACTCTTGAAGAATGCGTAATGGACATAGAAGAATTAAAAGATGAACTATCTATGATCCAGATGACACAAACTTCAAATGGTAGAGATAGATGGGATACTCCAGAAGTTGTTGTTGGCACTGGTAAGAAAAGAAAAATGAGAAAGGACCGCTATTCATCGCTATTAATGGCAAATATGGCCGCAAGAAAAATTGAGCGTACTCCAAGCCAAGCAGAGTATAAATTCTATGGAGGCTTTGCAACTGGCGGTCACAACGATAAAAAAGATAAAGATTTTTATACTGGACCCAGTTGGTTCGCTGATCATATGAAAGATGTGTATTAATACATATACAGTTCAATTACATTTGCATTGAGGTAAAAATGAGCGATAATAATTTTCTAACTTGGAATGAAGAAGACTCCAACAGCAAAGAAAGCGCATTTTCTAAATTTTCAGGCAGTATAGACTCATATACTGGCTTAGGTAAAACGTCTGGTAGTCATTATCGTCATTTTATCGACATTGAGCCAAATCGATCTGTAAAGCCGGGTTTTAATGCTGGAGATTATTATGCATTTCGTCCGGGCGAAGCTGTTCCAAATCAGCAAAGACGAATTATCAAAATGTGCATGGACGCATACGACAAAGTAGGAATTATTAGGAATGTCATCGATTTGATGGGCGATTTTGGGAGTCAGGGTATTCAAATTGTACACAGAGATCAAAGTGTTGAAAAATTCTATCAACAGTGGTTTAATTATGTAAATGGTAAAGAACGTTCTGAAAGATTCTTGAATAACTTATACAAAACTGGAAACGTTATCATATATCGTAGCTATGCCAACATAACCCCACAGCTACAGAGTTATATGAAAGCATTGTCTAGCGATATTAGGGTAGAAGTTCCAAGCATGAAAAAGAACGTTATCCCTTGGAGATATAATTTCTTTAATCCTCTCACAGTAAAGAATAAGGACGGCAATCTTTCCCTTTTTATGGGTTTGAAGAATTATACCATTACAACAAATTCTTTCTTTGATAAGTTTACCAGTGGTGATATCCCTCATCATGTTCTGGATACCCTGCCTCCTCAGATCAAGAAAAGTATTAAAGATGGTATGAAAGATATACCTCTTGAGCCAGACAGATTAAGCATCTTTTATTACAAGAAGGATGATTGGCGGCAGTGGGCTAATCCTATGATTTATGCTATTCTTGATGATATTATCATGCTAGAAAAAATGAGGCTAGCAGATCTATCAGCACTAGATGGCGCTATTTCAAATATTAGATTATGGACAATTGGTAGTCTAGAACATAAGATTTTACCCAATAAAGCCGCTATCAATAAACTCCGCGATATTCTAGCTAGCAATGTTGGAGGCGGTACGATGGAACTAGTGTGGGGTCCAGAGCTATCATTTAAAGAATCAAGCACAGATGTTCATAAATTCCTTGGTTCAGAAAAATATAACTCTGTTCTTAACAGTATTTACGCTGGTCTTGGAGTTCCCCCAACACTAACTGGTATGGCTACAAACGGTGGCGGCTTCACTAATAATTTCATTTCATTGAAAACGTTATTAGAAAGATTACAATATGGCCGCGACTTGCTAAAGAAATTTTGGGAAAAAGAAATTGAAATTGTCAGAAAGGCTATGGGTTTTAGACATAAGGCTCATATACAGTTTGACCAAATGACACTTTCAGATGAAGCTGCTACAAGAAATCTATTAATTCAATTGGCTGATCGTGACATTATTAGTCATGAAACATTACTTGAGAGATTTAAAGAAATTCCACAGATAGAAAACATTCGAATGAAGAGGGAGATAAAAAAGAGAGAATCTTCTGGCCCACAAAAAGCTGGTCCATTTCATCCTCCACCATCCCCATCAGAACCACAGGATAAACCAGCAAGTAATATTTCTCCAGAAGACAATGGTAGACCGCTATTTAAAAAAGATGATGGTCCACGTAAAAAAAGAACTGAAACACCAAAGTCAAACCCCGGTGTTGCTGAAATGATGATCTGGGCAGAAGCATCATTCGATAAAATTAGTACGGTTGTTAATGAAGCATTTATTGCTTCGTCAGAGAAGAAGAATTTAAGGCAACTTACTAAAGCTGAAATAAATAATCTTGAACAACTTAAGGTTGATATCTTTACCAATCTTGATATGTTACAAAAAGTAGATAATACTACTATTGTAGCTAAAATTAAAGAAAATAGTAGAACTCCAAAATCATTTGCAAATATGATTAAGGAGAAAAATTTATCAGTTGACATGGGTATAGATCTATTCCGAAAGAATATCATTTGTCTATACATAGAATCAAAAATGCCTTAATTGGCGATTTTTTGTTTTTTTGTGTATAATGATTTGAGAGGTTAATATGAAAATATATCAACAAGAAATTTCTGACGGACTAGACGCAACTATACTTGCTAATAATAGTATAGCTTGTGAGTCTGTTGCTGTAGTTTCAGACTCATCTGATCAAAATCTTGATAACCTCATTAATAAGATCAAGGCTGAAGCCAATCCAGACCAAATTGATCTATTCTATATCAAATCAATCCTAGTTTCAACTGGTTGGAACAAAAACGATGATGTTTTTTCACCAGCAGAAACTTGGGCAGCAAGAAATACACCAGAGGATAAACAATTTAACTTTATGCACGATGAAAATGATATCATCGGCCATATTACTGGAAGTTATATTGTTGATAAAGATGGTAATAAGGTAGAAGCTGAAGAGGCTCCCGAAGAATTCGATATTGTCGCGGAAGCGGTTCTTTATAATAGTTGGACCAATCCCGAGAATAGAGAGAGAATGCAAAAGATTATTTCAGAAATTAAAGAAGGCAAATGGTTTGTTTCTATGGAATGCCTATTTGCTGGATTTGATTATGCTATTACCGATGCAGAAGGCAATAATAAAATTTTGGCTAGAGATGAAGAGTCTT